GTGCTTTGGCCAATTTGGCCTCCGGTGGCGCGTTTAAAAACAACAAGGCATAAGCCTAAAACACTAGAACCCTAGACCCTGCCCCTAGTCCGGTGGGGTTTAGGCCCAAAACGTAAGGAGTAAAGCGCGTGGCTGCTACATATATAACCCAAGCTGAGCTACGCGCTTTGCTTAACATAACTGGAATTACCCTTTACACAGACGCCTCAGTAGAGGAAGTCTGCCAGGCTACAGAGGACATATTAAACAAATACTTATGGTTTAACACCGCGCCTATATCTGCTACGGGTTTGTCAGCCAACGTAGCTACAATTACTACCCCTACACCTCATGGCTTTGTAACTGGCCAGCAAGTAACAGTAGCCGGCGCAGGTACTACTTTTAATGGCACTAAAACACTAACTGGCTATGACCTTTACCGTTTTACTTTTGATAAAACAGCTGCAGACCAAACTACACACTTAGTAAAACCTTACGGCTTAGCCACTGGACCTAACCACGCTACAGCTTATGAAAGTGTGCCAGCCGTGCGCGAAGCTGCAGCCGCTTTAGCTACTACTATCTGGCAAGCACGCCAGGCACCAGGGGCCAGCGTTACTACTATTGATGGCTTTATCGCCTCACCTTATCAGCTAGGCAATACTCTTATAGCAAAGGTACGCGGGCTTATAGCCCCGTATATGTCGCCTAACTCTATGGTGGGCTAATGCCTGCAGCTATAACTACCCTTAGATCAACACTAGCTACAGCGTTAGCTAACGTCGGTGTCTGGACAGTGTTTAATCACGTCCCAGAAATCCCTTTAAGCAACTCGTTAGTTATCGCCAATGATGACCCTTATATTTTGGTTAACAGCAACGTTAAAACTGCCATAGCCCCTACGGTACGTTTTAAGTTATTTTTGTTAGTGCCAGTTATGGATAACTTAGGTAGCCAGACCAAGCTAGAGGATTACTATTTAGCTGTTATGACAAAGTTAGCAGCTAGTAACTTAACAATAAATATAACTAGCTTTAGCGCGCCTGCAATTTTGGAAACCCCTAGCGGTAACTTGCTTCAAAGTGAAGCCGGTTTAGAGATAATAAGCGAGTGGAGTTAATTATGGCTAACTATAAAGTAATGATAGATAACGAAATCGCCGGAGTTGGCTTAGGCGGTACCGTTACAGACACAGATTTAGAAGGGTGGGACTTACCACACTTGCTAAAAATTGGCGCTTTAGAGGAATCCTCAGTAAGCCCAACCCCTACTAAAGTAAAGGAAGTGCAGGAATAATGGCAATTTATTTTACAAATAATACTTACCTAAAACTAGGTACTTATGATATGTCAAGCGTAGTTATCTCAGCTAGCATTAACGTAAACTTTGATCAGCTAGAAATTACAGCTATGGGCGACGCAGCGCACAAATACCTAAAGGGTTTGCAGGCTTCAACCCTTAGCGGCAGCCTTTATATTGACCAGGCAGCTATCGGGGCAGGTTCAACACGTGCAGTACTAGACAGCCTTAGCGGCACGTCTGCAGCGTTTGAGATCGGTGCTAACGGTTCTACTGCAAGCTCTACAAACCCAGTCTACAAAGGCTCTTGCTTTGTTAACGGGTACACACCTATTAACGGTGCCAACGGTGAAATCGCCCAATTAGACTTCCAATTTGACATCACAGCACAAACAGCACCATTCCCAGCAGTAAGCTAATAAGAAACGAGGGCTAGAAAATGGCAAGGTTAAAAATTACTAGAGATACCGGCGTAGTAGAGGAATACGACATTACGCCGGCTATCGAAGTAGAGTTCGAAGCCTACGCAAAAATGGGCATTAACAAATGCTTTAGGGAACAGGAAAAACAAACCGACGTTTACTATTTATGTTGGCTAGCGATTAAACGCAGCGGCCAGACAGTAGCTCTATTCGGTGAGGCTTTTCTTAACACCTTGAAGGCAGTAGAGGTGCTAGATAGCGACCCTTTAGCTGGGTAGGTAATAGGGAACTACTTACCTACCAAATAGCAGCGTTAGCGGTTGAAACTGGCATAGCACCTAAAGAGTTTGTAGAAATGTCGCCGGAGATGTTGGCGGCAGTCTACAAAGTACTAAAAGATAGAAACGAGGCAGCAAAGCGTGGCTACAGCAAAAATCGTAGGACTAGATGAAACGGTTAGAGCTTTACGCCAATTTGACCCTGCAGCCTTAAAAGAGATGAATAAAACAATTTACCAGGCTATGAAAATAGCCCAGATAGACGCTAGGCAGTTATCGCCTACGGTTTCACCTTTAAGCGGCTGGGCTAGACCTGTTAAAGAAGGCAAGTGGTCGCGCCTAACCTTTCAAGCCAAGCCTATTAAAATGGGATTAAAAACAAAGATAGATCGCGCACGTAAACGCGGTACCTGGACTAGCAAAGCCTATTTACTTATTAACGCAGACCCAGCCGGTAATATCTACGAGTGGGCTGGTAGACATAACGGTAAGACTGCTCAGGGTGCTAGGTTTATTAAAGCTATTAGAGATCAGTCAAACGTAACAGTACGCGGTAAGCAAGGCCGTATAGCTTACAAAGCTGTAGAGGACAACAGGCCAGAGATTATTACTAAATCCAATGCAGCTATAGCAAAAGCCGAAGCTATAGTAAATCGAAAGCTGGCTAAATAATGGTTATTAAAGTACCTATAATTGTCAGCTATAACAATAAAGGTACTAAGCAGGCCGTTAAAGGTATTGGCGGTTTAGAAAAATCTTTTAAGAAAATGGGGCTAGCCTCTAAGTTATCTTTTGCTGCAGCTACTACGGCAGTAACAGCCTTTACAAAGAAGGCAGTAACCGCAGCCCTAGAGGAATCTAAAGCGGTAGCTGTACTCAATAAAAGCCTAGATAATTTAGGATTAGCGTTTGCCTCTACTGGTGTTAACGCTTATATAGATAGTTTGCAAAGAGCTACGGGCGTATCCGAGGATTTACTAAGGCCGGCGTTTGGCAGGTTGATTAGGTCTACTAACGATTTAGGTAAAGCACAGCAATTACTAGCCCTGAGCTTAGACATAAGCGCGGCTACCGGTAAATCTGCAGACGCAGTAGCAGCTTCATTATCTAAAGCCTACTTGGGGCAAAATACGGCGTTAGGCCGGTTAGGCGTTGGCTTATCTAAAGCCGAGTTAGCTTCTAGCAGCTTTGAGGAAATACAAGCAAAATTAACTACGCTGTTTGCAGGTAGCGCAAAGGCCGCAGCCGATACTTATGCCGGTAGCGTCGCTAAGCTACAAATAGCCGCAAAAGAGGCAAGCGAAACTATTGGGTTTGCTTTAATTGACGGTATACGCAGACTAGGCGACGAGCAGGGCATAGATGACGCAGCCGACTCTATGGAAAAGTTAGCAAGTCAAACAGCGTTTGCTATAACAGGATTTAGCGTTTTATCCGACACTATTAGTAATAGTGCTTTAGGTAAAGGTTTTGGTTCATTATTGCAATTCGGCCCTATAGCTATGGCTATAAATGAATTAGCAAGATTAGGTAAAGCTACTGTAGCTAGTGAAACTACAGGTACTAACCGACAAAGCCCGCGAGTAGCTGAGCAGGCAGCCGCTAAGGCTGCTAAAGCGCGAGCAAAAGAGATAGCCGACCGGACTAAAATAGTAACTATTACTAAAGCTCAGGCAGCTAATGAAAAGTTATCGCGTATGTTTGATATGGACGCAATACAGCTAGCAGCTGCCTTGCAATACAAACTATCTAAAGAGGATGAGGCCAGAGTAAAGGCCCTACAGGCATTAAAGACCGACGATAAGAACGACGATATTAAAGCCCTTAGCGATTTAGAAGCTGCTAAACGCCAGGCAACCTTTGACGAGATCGCTAGGCTTAAACTGATCGTAGAGGAATCTAAAAAGGCTAACGAGGAAATACTCGCAGACGCTAGAGCCAGAATCTCAGCTTTAAGTAAAGCCTCACTACCAAGCGCGGCAGCTTATAGCGTAGGTGCGGCCGGTAGCACTTTCGCCCCTGGTCTAGCTGAGGCTAAATCTGCACTAGCTAAAGGTACTTTTGGCGGCGGGAACGACTTAAGTTATTTAGGCTTTGATCTAGCAGCACTAGGCGCAGCTAATATGCAAATGGAAACCGGTATAGCAGCTCAACAGGCGACAGGCCCAACGAGTGTAACCGTCAACCTTCAAGGCGGGATTAACGTAGGTAGCGAACAAGAGTTCGAACAGAAAATACAAACAGCCCTACAGGGATTAAATCGCGCGGGAAGTAGTTTTTATACAGCGGGTATGTTGCAATAATGGCAGCCCCAACGATTAACTGCATAGTTAACTTTAGCTCTGGTGCTTCTTTTGGCCAGGCTATGATTATCGGCTCTGGTGTATTAGGCGTTAACGTACTTAGCGATAGTGCAACTGTTACAGCTGACGTATCTAATCAAGTCCAGGCTGTAAGTATCCAGCGTGGCCGTAATGCTAACGCGGACCAATTCCAAGCCGGTACTGCCTCTATACGTATTGCAGATATTAACGGCGACTTTAACCCAGAAAACTCAAGCAGCCCATACGCAGGGCTTTTGCTGCCTTTACGTAAAGTTACAATAACTGCAACTGACAATAATACGGGGCTGGTCTATCCGCTGTTTGCAGGCTATATAACAGGCTATAACTTTACTCAGGCTCAGGTAGTAGGTGAGGTGTCCTATACGACGCTAACGGCCTCAGACGGCTTTAGATTGCTTAATATGGGTACCGTATCAACTGTTACAGGTGCTACAGCTGGGCAGTTATCAGGGGCTAGAGTTACTAAGATTTTGGACCAGATCGCCTGGCCTAACTCTATGCGTGATATAGACGCAGGGCAGACGACGCTACAGGCTGACCCTGGCACTACCAGGACTGCACTAAACGCTTTGCAGACCGTAGAAACTAGCGAGTACGGCGCGGTATATATTGACGCTAGCGGTAACGTAACTTTTCAAGATCGAGCGTTAACCTCTAGCTCTATCGGCGGTACTGCTACGGTGTTTGCTGACGACGGCTCAGGTATCCAGTACCAGAACGTGCGCTGGGTGCTAGACGATAGCCTGGTGTATAACAAAGCCTCAATAACGGCTACAGGGTTAGCTACTCAGACGGCTACTAACCAGGACAGCATAGACAAGTATTTTTTACACAGCTATAACAAAACTGATTTACTAATGCAGACTACAGCTGAGGCCCTTAACTACGCTCAGGCGTACGTAGCCTCTAGGCAGGAAACTACCGTAAGGTGCGACAGCGTTACTTTGCTAGACCTAAATACCGTAGGTTATGACGCAGGAGTAGCAGCCGCTTTAGAGCTTGATTTTTTTGACACTATTACGGTTAAGTCAACACAGCCAAATAGCGTAGGCACTAGCACGCTTGATAAGACTTTGCAGATATTCGGCGTAAGTTACAATATAACCCCTACGCGCTGGTCTACTACTTTTGTTACGTTAGAGCCAATTATAGAATCTTTTATAATTGGTAACGCTAATTACGGACAATTAGGTATAAATGTATTATCCTACTAACAGCGAAAGAGGTAAATAATGGCTACAGGCTTTCCGGCTACAACCGGCGACGTACTCAGTTCTGCAATGTTTAACGGCTTAGTGGCCTTTACGGTTACTACTGAAACAGGTGCTACATATACGGTAGACAATGACGACCTATATCAGGTAATGATACAAACCAGCAACGCAGGTACTAAGACTGTAACTATTGCACCTGATAGCACTTTAACTGCTGCTGAAGTAGGCAGCGCAATTACCTTTTTAAATAGTGGTGCGGGTTTATTAACTTTTGCCGCAGGTTCGGGTGTGACGATAACGTCTGCAGGTGCAGTCTCAGCCGCCCCTACTTTAGCTACTCATAGGGTAGCTCAGTGCGTGCGAGTAGCTGCTAACACTTGGCGTATTTTTGGCGGGATTGCTTAAATGATTGGCGCAATAAGTGCTGGAGCAGTGGATGCTTTTGTAGCACCTTTTGGTGATGCTACAGGTGGTCAAGAAACAGTAACAATAGGAAATTACAAATATCTTATGTTCACCACTTCTGGCACTTTGACTATGACCAGATCAGGCCCGATAGATGTTTTAGCGGTTGGCGGTGGCGGCGGTGGTGGTTATGATATTGGCGGTGGTGGCGGCGCCGGTGAATTAGATTTATTTACATCAATATCATTAACTGCTAATACAACTATAACTATTGGCGCTTTAGGTGCTGGTTCTACTACTGCTAATGTTCAAGGTGCAAATGGTGGAACAACAACAGCCTTTACATTAACTGCACTCGGTGGCGGCGGTGGCGGTTCAGGTCAAAATAATTCTAGTACCAATTTATCTGGTGCAACTGGCGGCTCTGGTGGTGGTGCTTCAGCATATGCTTTTTTGACTGCGGGAAGTGGTGGCGGTGCTTCTGGTAGTAATACAAATGCAGGTGGTGAAGAAGGTGCTTCTAATCCTTATGCAGGTTGCGGTGGTGGTGGCGGTGCTACAGCCGCAGGTGGAAATGGAAGTAATACTACTGGAACCGGCGGTACAGGCGGACAAGGTTACACATTAACAACTATTGATTCAAACCTAACTGCTGGTAACTTTCCTACTACTTTATCTGGAATGACAGTTATCAGTTCAGGTGCCGGTGGTGCAAGTTATAGCGCCTTTAATACCAATGCACAATTAGCAAGTGGTGGAACGGGTGCAGGTAATGGTTCTTTAGAGCGAGGAACCCCAGTCGCTAGAATTTCGGGTGCAACAAATGCAACTTCGTATGGTTCAGGCGGCGGTGGTGGGGGCGATGTAGGAAGCGGAAGCCAATTAAATGGTGCTAATGGTTATCAAGGTATCGTAATAGTTAGGGTTACACTATGAGCATATATGCGGAAATTGATGGCAATAATGTTGTTATCAATACGATTATTGCCGATTTAGAATTTATTACAACACAAACTGAAAAAAATTATGTTTTACTGACTAGAGGTGGCATTGGTTGGAATTTTGATGGTACAAATTTTATTGCACCGCAACCTTTTCCATCTTGGTCACTAGATGATAACCATGATTGGCAAGCTCCCGTACCTTATCCTGCCGACGTAATGCGGGCACAGTGGGACGAATCTTTAGGGGCTTGGGTTGAGCAGTCTTAAATCCTCTAACGGCTGGCCTGCCAGTAAGGACCCTGCAGAAATTGGCATTAAATCTTTTAAAGTACCTGGCACTGATCTTAAAATACGGTGTGCTGAAAAGGTTGCGCCCTTGCTTATTGGCTTGGCGGCGGAGTTCCACGAAACGATAGAGCCTATAGACAAAGGCACGTTAGACGATTGGGGCTACTGTTTCCGCATGATACGCGGGACGACTGACAGCCTTAGTAATCACAGTAGCGGCACAGCTATAGACCTTAACGCGACTAAACACCCTTTAGGCAAAGAAAATACTTTTAGTCCTGAGGACGCTGCTAAGTGCATAGCACTAGCCAAGAAATACGGCTGTAAATGGGGCGGTACGTACAGATCAAGAAAAGACGATATGCACTTTGAAATAGCGTTGAACCCTAAACAAACAAAAGAGCTTATAGCTAAGCTCGGATTGGTTAAAGATGAATAGACACAGCCTAAAAGTAGCTCAACAAATCGGCGGTAGCTGGTTACGTAGCTTTGTAGCTGCAACGGTCGC